TTGCCAATTATTTAAATTTAAATGTGCAGGCGAGCGTACTTGTGACGCATGGGTTCACGGTGGACCAATTCAATAATGAATTTTTCCTAAAATAAGATCTGCTAGTAGACGTATTAGCATTCCCTAACCGAGACCATGGGAATAAGTCTCTCATCATACAAGTTTCAAACGTACTTTTCTTAAGATGACTACATCATCCTCTCTTAGAGGTGGTAGCTTACTGAACGGATGGGACGAGCTTACTAGTTGGGTTACTTCAACTAATAATCGCATCTACGTTGGCTGGTTCGGGGTATTAATGATCCCTTGCCTGCTCGCTGCTGCAACTTGTTTCATAATCGCTTTCATAGCTGCACCTCCCGTTGATATTGACGGAATTCGTGAGCCAGTAGCTGGTTCATTTTTATATGGCAACAACATTATTTCTGGTGCTGTTGTACCTAGTAGTAACGCAATTGGGTTACATTTCTACCCCATATGGGAAGCGGCGACGCTAGACGAATGGTTATATAACGGTGGTCCTTACCAGCTCGTTGTTTTCCATTTTTTAATTGGAATATCTGCATACATGGGAAGACAGTGGGAACTGTCATACCGTTTAGGAATGCGTCCTTGGATCTGTGTTGCTTACTCAGCACCAGTATCTGCTGCATTCGCTGTATTCCTTGTATACCCTTTTGGTCAGGGTTCTTTCTCTGACGGAATGCCTTTAGGAATATCTGGAACATTCAACTTTATGTTCGTATTTCAGGCTGAACACAACATTTTAATGCACCCCTTCCATATGGCTGGAGTAGCAGGAATGTTTGGAGGTGCTTTGTTCTCAGCAATGCACGGCTCACTTGTAACTTCTTCTTTGATAAGAGAAACCACTGGTTTAACTTCTCAGAATTATGGTTATAAGTTTGGTCAAGAAGAAGAGACCTATAACATCGTGGCTGCACATGGCTACTTCGGAAGATTAATCTTCCAATACGCGTCATTTAATAACTCAAGAAGTTTGCATTTTTTCCTTGCTAGCTGGCCTGTTATCTGTATCTGGCTTACAAGTATGGGCATTTGCACAATGGCTTTTAATCTAAATGGATTCAACTTTAATCAGTCTGTCGTAGACTATAAAGGTAAAGTCATTCCTACTTGGGGAGACGTTTTAAATCGCGCTAACCTCGGAATGGAAGTTATGCACGAGCGTAATGCTCATAATTTCCCTCTAGATCTTGCTTCTACAGCAACTAGTGAAGTAGCTCTACTTGCACCTGCAATTGGCTAACCGAGACAATATCGCCCCGTTTTTACGGGGCTACCATATATGAATCTTCCACCTAGAAATATTATTGCTAAGACGTTAAATGATCCCGCTGGGTCACCATCTTCATACGTCAATAACCAGCGAGGCCATCAGGCTGTGTCTACAGCTCAGGTATACGATCAGATATCAAATACTCAAGATACTGCTCAGGCGATGAATATTGCTAAAACAGCAGCACAGAGGCTTTCACAGCAAGAACATCAGGGAGCTACGATGGCTCACTACATGAATTCAGAGATGAGGAAAGCTGCTGGTGTGGGGCAAGATGCTCACATTGCAGTAGCCCAGCATCTTCAGGATCACCCAAATAGCCTAGATTTTCTCTTCAGTTAATAACTTCAATCGTTAACATTAAAAAGTAGTCGTAAGTACCTAATGCGCTTCGCAAGCGGTGGGTCTAATTGGGACTGGGATGAATCATGTCCAGAGGGAGGTGACAGGAAATTTGCTGGTGATGATTTGGATATATTTATGGAAACTTACGAAAATTTAAAATCAAAAGGATACAGTGAAAGTGGGGCTTTCAATGTTGCCGAAAGAATGACTCTGAATAAAGAGCCAATGGCTAAGAAGTCCGTACGATTCGCAAAGATTTACGATGACACATCCGCTGACGATAACGAAGGCAGCAGCTCTGATTGAATTGTTCGAGGGCATAGAGGTTGAAGCTTATTTAGATCCACTGGGTGTTCCAACACTGTGTACTGGAATGACAAAGTATTCCAATGGAGAACGTGTGAGGATGGGAGATGTTTGCTATGAATCCATTTGCACTGAATATACAAAAGAGCAAATTGAAAGAGATGTTTTACCTGAAGTGTCCAAGATTCCAGGGTGGGATAATTTGGGATCTAACAGGCAATCAGCACTGATAAGTTTCGCTTGGAATATGGGCTTCAACTTTTTTGAGGTTGAGGGATTCGAAGACATGCAAGAAGCATTGAAAGAAGGGGTAGATCATCCTGAAGCGTATGAAGATATTGGTTGTATCTTTGGTCTCTATTCAAAATCCTATGGAGAACAATTGCCAGGACTGATGTATCGTCGGGAGGTGGAATCAAAGGAATGGAATAAGGAAACTATCAGACCACTGAAGCTGACAGCATCACAAGATACGTTCTTAAAGAAAGCACCAATTGATGATCTATTGTTATCTGACTCAGGAAAGGAATATATAGAAGTTGAAGAGGAATTACTGGTATCTCGCTTAGAAGAAATTCCAAGAGATTGCCATGCTTGGATTACAATCTATGGCAGTGGCAAGCGATGGATTATTAATCAGACTCATTGGAGAGAACAAGTAGCTAATAACTTTGTCACCAAGAAAGCAGAGAAGGTGGATTGGTATGCGATGGAGGATCGAGTTAGTAAATATCTAACAGTTGGAGAGGTGTTAGCCTACGACCCTCGACGTGCCCCTATAGAGGGCAGTACGGATGAAAAGAACCTATTGAAGCTTGCGGAGGAATTCGACGGCATTAGAGAGGCTTGGGGAGCCCCTATAGGGGTAGTGGGTGGTTATAGACCCGAAGAGAAGATTAAAGATAACTATCACTCCAAAGGAATGGCTTTAGATATCTACCCAGTTCAAGATTGCCTAATTGAATTCTCTCGTTGGCTCGCCAAGAGATGGACAGGAGGATTTCTTCCTAACAAGCAAAAAGGATATGTACATATTGATAGTCGAAAGAATGGTGCCTTCTCTAAACGACCTCAACAATCCTTGAAGTCTTTTGCCATCTGAGATCCGATCTCAGCACCCTTATCCATTCCGAACATCGCAGCAGCTCCAGAAAGGAATGGCCCTAGGATTGGCACTCCGGCGAATGCAGGCGCAGCAGCCGTTCCCACTGCGGATCCAACGAGTCTTCCCGTGTTCTTCCCAGAGCCACTTGCTTCAATACAGGCAATTTGCTTTGCTGTGAGTTCGGGACTGTGAATTGATGATTGATTAAATTCATCTCCAACAGGCGATTGTTTGAGTATGTAGGTATCAGATTTCCCCTTTCCAAATAAGCCAGCAGGCTTTTCTATTGTTCTTAGCTCCTCTACTATTTTAGGATCATGCATCCGATGCTTGATGTTATAAGACTGAGCTGCGTCAGACTTGAAAACATCAATGCTGTAAGAAGAATATTGACTTACTGGTAAATTGAATTTCGGTAATCCACTTTGATTGCGCCCCAGCATTAAGATTGCAAAAAGATTAGAAGCTCCAAAAGCTATGCCAGCTCCAAGAAGGAGCCATCTCTGCTGGGTCATAATTTAAATCACTTTAATTGCCATCGCACCGCTATTGAATTGGACGGTGTCGCCTAGCTGAACGTCAACATTGGTTGTCAACGAACCTGATGCTAGGAAGTTTCCTGACGTAGCTGCGTCCCATAGTCCAAAATGCGTGACAGTTATTCCGCTGGAATTTTGAGCACTGGTCGTGATTTGGCAGACACCAGAGTTGGTGACTTGAAATCCACCACCTCCAGCAGCACCTACTGAGCTGAAACCAGTAGCCGCTATGCCAACACGGGTTGCGTTGCCAATAATTGACGCAGTTGAATCATTATTAGTTCCAGCAGTTCCTGGATCCGCTGTATGCAGCGAAACATAAACATTCGTTAAAGCTGTAGGAAAAGATGAGTTCTTGTACCAGCTCAGAACCTTAGTTGCTAGATATTGAGAAAATGCCATTAAATCTTCAGTTCATCATCTACATTCTGGCAAGATTGGTAGACGTATTGTTAATAACCACCGCCAGGGGATGTAACTGTTAGTGTAGCCGTATTTGAACTTGAACCGCTGGCTGTTCCATTAATTCGCCATGTCATTCTGAGTCTTCCGTAAGTCTGATCAGACATCGTTACAGTACCCTTCATTATGGTTAGAGCACCTGTCGTTTGATCAATACCAAGGGATGTTCCATTCATCACCTTCAATTGACTGGTAGGAAGGAATGTAAGAGTGCTTTCTGAGGTTCCAGAAGTAACACCGTAAAGCTTGACCAGAGCAATACGACCGCTTAACCCATGTTTATCCTCTGTTGATCCATCAAGTAGGACATATCTAATAACTTGAACATTGATACTGAAAGGTATGGATTGCCATTGAGAATTTGTAACCGTGAAGTAATAAGTCCCTTTCGGTTGCTGAAGGATTGCTTCTAGTGGAACTGTATTTTCAATCTCATTGAAATGAGTAAAACCATATTCATTTAATTGCAGAGGATCGTAATTACTATTAAGAATCCCCACTGCTAAATACTTATCCTCGTGCTTATTTAAAACATTCTTCGTGATTCTTAAATCTGACTTCCCATTCGTTACTACTTTGAAGTAAAGAGTATTAGCACCATCTTGAGATCCTAGAGATCCAGTAATTGTTTGAGCGAGATTATCAACTGTACCAAGCTTTCTAGCCTTTGCAGGTGTGTTGTACTTTACATGCTGCGGCCTTAAAAAAGAGGGCGACGTTTTTTCGCTCCCTCCATAAGAACCTCTCAATTTGTCTAGCGAGTCAGTTACTGAAGTCATGAAAATTAGCACTCATATAACCGACATTCCTCGTCTGACGGGTTCTCTTCGCAATACTCTAAGTACCGTCTACGTTGAGGGGAAATCGTTGGTGAGTCAAGGTCGTCTTGGTCAAGAGAGTCATTCATAGACATGAAATCCCTTGTATAGTCGTATTTTAGTGAATATCACCTATCAGGAGCCCTGCACGTTAGCTAAACGCACAGGGATCAATTTAAAGCTCTAGGAAACTACAAAAACCAGAACTCCTGACTTCACTGAAACCCCTGTCGTAGTTCTTCTTCGGGGCATGCTCAATCTACCTGAATTTCGAGAACTGTTGCTTTAATGTCTTCTTCATATTGATGTGTATGAATGGTTTAATTAATTCAAGCAAAGCAATCAGAGAATCTTTTTTAAAACTTAATTGAACAACACTCATATTGTTTCGATGGATTTTTGCAGGGATACTAAGATCGTTAAACCATGATTCCAGTTCTAAATAATCATTCTCAGAATATCGACCTCTAATAGATCCCTTCTTACCAGTAATTCTGCCTTGATCAATCCAAAGAGCAGCAGCTCCTTTTAATCCAGCAATATTAAGAACTTCTCTGTTAATTGAAAATAGATCTCTTGGATAAAGCAATTCATAAGCCCTCCAAAGTAACTCTCCTTGGAATCTAAAACGTTCCTTGTCGTAGAAGCCATCTGTTGCAATGCGATCCCAGAAATAATCAACTGGTCCGTCATGAGAATATCTAAGTGTTCTTAGTTGGTGATCTAAATAAGTACGATCAATTTCACTTCTGGAAATTTCAAGCCAAGGACGTTGCCTTTTCCCCTTGAGATTGATTTTCCCCTTTCCCAAACTGTAACTCAGTGCGTGAACTACGAATTGCGCTGACATTCCATTGCTCCTGTTTGAAAAGGTGTAAACGACTTTGGGGTGCGTAACTGATAAGTGCTTCTTGTACTTTCTGGGTATTCTCTATATCGAATTGAATTCTTGGGCGAACGTAGTTTTCATCAATAACTCCTTCTGCTCCAACGAGCATCTGGAGCCAACTTTGAATCATTAGAGTCTCTTCGAATGTATTTCCAACTCTTGAGAGCAGAGAAGAGCCATCCTTTAAGACTTTCGCTCCTTCTGCCCATAACCATGCAGCAGCTTTAGCTCCTAATAAATCAAGAGTGGTTTGAGTAATCTGCCTTTCGCCAATTGGATAAAGAAGGTTGTAGACAGGACGTAATTTATTGGTTGAAACCCTAAAACGAAGAATTGGAGTCGAATTACCGCTTGATCTTGCTTTTGTTTTATAGGGAACAATTTTTGCCTTTGTGAAAATAAATTGATTAAATTCCTTAACTTTTTCCTCTAGAAAAGCAGACTCGGTCGCACCAGCTACAAGTGTGAGTTGTATGTAACCACCGCTAGGAGTGCGATATGCGACAAGACTTCCATCTGCTATCAATAATCCGAGGATTCCGCGAACGTCGGTAGCCTCCAATAGTTTTACCCTATGAGATGTATTTATGATATAGACAACACACATTAGGTGTGTATTTGTTCCCTATAAGTTTCGGAGTTATAAATCCCAATGTGGATTGATAATGATTCAGTCGTAAGACTCTAGGATCATTTAAAACTGGATGAACTGCTGGAAACCTAAGTCGAGAGATAAGGCAATCAGCAGCCAAGCTAGAGATACATCTCTAGAAGGTTCACAGACTACCTGAGAGATACAGTTCTCTTAATAACAGGCAAGAGCGTCCAGCTAAGTTGGAAGACTTTAAGACAAAAGTTTTTTACTTAGATGATATAGTCGGTGCCCTTAGAAATAAGGGAGTTTCACGTTCCAAAACTACTGGGGGCCGAGCTTTATCGCCCGCATCCCGGTTACATAATCGAGATGGCTGTAGAGCCCGTAGTGGTGCATGATTTTTCCAAGCAACCTGGACAGACCGTGCAACTCGACCGTTATAGATTCTGGGGAAATCCTGGCAACAAGGATTCCAGAGAACGTACAGCGGATCAAACACTCGGTACGGCTTCTAGTAGAAATATTGTTAAAGACAAGGTTCTAGTGAACCTTAAGGAGTACACAGGCCCAGCAGATCCAGGCGATGCAACTTCACCTTCAACCTTTAAGGTTGCTCGTGAAACATTGTTAACTGCACAACGCCTACTCCTAGATACTGGTAATCTCAACGTTTTTCACCAGTCAATTGGTAGTCTGACCCTCTTGGACGACTACAGACGTTGGAGAGATAGAGTATTCGCAGATGAGCTATTTAAAGCTGAAGCGAATGGTAATTCATCCGATGCACAGGGTGGATACTACTTCCCAGGTGGAAGTGCTAAAGCAGCAGGAAACCCAGTCTTCACCTACGGAGCTAATGTTTCAGCTAAGTTCGATGTCAAGACAGACCTTCTTCAGGTCGTCAAAGACATGCGTAAGAGAAACGTTCCGACTTTCTCAGACGGCTACTACAGATGCATAGCGGATCCGACCGCCATGATGCATCTGAGGCAGAACGACGCGTTCAGAGAAATCGCACGATATGCAGGCAATGGGATGGTCAATCCTATGTCTCCAGAGCAGGCTCCTAACGCTAACTTCTTCCAGGGCATGGGCCCAGCATACGGACAAGCTGGTTTCGTAGCTGGACAACCCGTCATGCCAACAGGCTTCCTGTTCGAGGGAGTCAGATGGTTCGAGTCAACCAACTTACCTGAAAAGACTATCAATGCAAATATTGCAGTTGACACAGCAAATGCTGGTGCAGCTAATTACAATATTGCTCCAATGTTATTCTTTGGACCACAGGCAGTTGGTGTAGGAATTGGTGGCAATAATGCCCAAATCTTATTAAACAATAATGATGACTTTTCACGCTTCATCATTATGATTTGGTCACTCTTTGCTGGTTTTGAAATCCTTAATAAGGACTTCATAACTGTTGCTTACTCATTCGTATATTGAGGAGGTAACTAACAATTATGGCTAAAAAGATTTATCCTGGCAACTGGGTCACAGCACTCAGTAGTTATCAAGGGCAGCCAGTGGTGGCATGTCCAGGTAGAGTGTACTACCACAAAGTTGGTTATGCATTAGTTGACGCGACAGGCGGAACTGAGTTTGCAATAACCATCCCTAGTCCTGATATGCGAGCTGATGATAAAGTTCGTGCAAATATCACTGGATTAACTATTCCAGCAGGAGCTTCCGTATACCACGTAGGTATTCGTGTTCCTGACATGAGGAAGAATAAAGATGCAGGCACAGCCGCATCTGGCATCGTTGGTACTAATACAGACACCATCGCTGTTAAAGATGCAGCAGCATCCGCTGCGGGTAGCATCACAACTTCTGTTGTTTCTTCTCCTACCATTGCAGTTGCTAGTACAACTATTGCACCAGCATCCGCGAAGAAAGGAATCGTAACCGCAGCAGTTCTTGCAGGAGCAGAGACTCTTAAGGTCTACGTTCGTAACGCAGCAGGTAATGGAGCAGGTACAGCTATCACCTCTACACAAACAGGTGGTACGCCAATCATCGTAGAAGTATCTTATTTCGTCGATGATGAAGTAGCTGATGTAGATAGTACATTTATTCCTTACATCACAGAGACCTAAATCACTAGGTTTCTCACTACAATAAAGGCATCTCAAAGGGGATGCCTTTTTTAATTTATGGCGTTATATCAAAATCAAAAGAACGGTCAGGTCGTTGAGTTCATTGGACATCACGACAAAGACTGGGCAATGGTGAAGAATGCAACAGGTGTTGTTCAGTATGTTGCTTTGAATGATTTAGTTTCATACGAAGCAGGTAAAGGACGTACAGGTCAAACCATTGAAACTCCTGATATCCTCAAGAAAGAGGATGAAGACAAGATTCCAGAAGCAGTCATACCTTTAGATACAAGATTGAATCTAAACGTGACCACTGCTGAAGCATTAGCCAAGCAAGTCAAAGGTATTGGTTATGCAACCGCAAAGAAAATTGTTGAATTACGACTCTCGTTACCTGGAGAAAGATTCAAGAACTTAGAGCAACTAAGAAAGATCAGCAGGGTTGATTGGGATGAAGTATTCAAGGAAGATTTAATCTATATCTCATAGCTCCTAGAATAAAGCGAAAGTCATCTTTTCTGTCGATTGGAACTTAACGACTACGACAAAAGCCGTACGCGGTTCCATCTTGGCTATAACACTGGCGCGAATTTACCAGCAGGTGATATCGCTCGTCTTGAAGAGGCGATGGCAAGAGTCCCTGACAGTTACTTCTTTGAAAGAATTGTCGAGCACTTAAATCGCTGTGATAAGGCATACAGGCTTTCTCAGGTATTCAAATCTGAGACATCGCCTCAACCTAATATGATCCAGCGGATTACAGGGGATACTGACAGGCAGATCATGCAGTCAGATCCTATTAAAGCTGACAAAACATATCGAGAAATTTATCTACGTGAAGTTGATCGCTTAGCTGAGACATTGTATGTCGCTAATTATCGACGTGACGAGGTAAGAAGATACGCTTTTGATCGCTCAGGGTCTGAATACATCATGGCAATTAAAGGTCCAGCCGATACGGCAGTAGGGACAAGAGTTGCACAAGCCGTTGGATCACAAAACTGGAGGTAATTATGGCAACATTGAGTTACGACGATTTTCCACAAAGCGCTACAGAAGAAAGAGCTATGAGGAAAAAGTTGATTGATGGAAGTAAACTCAAACAGGAAATCAACCAAATTAGCTATCCAGGTGGTGGCTGGGATGGCAATAACGGAGAAGGTAGTGCGGAGAGAAATAAGGCGGAAGCGTTAAATGAAATGAAAGGCAACGCAGGTATTCCTGATAACGCTGGCTTTAAAGGATTATTAAATGACAAGATCGGGTTGCCAATGATCGCAGCAGCGGGAGCAACAGTATTTACTGGTGATGACAATAAATCGAAATTAACGAATGCTGTTCTCGCCGCAGGTGGAGCGGCAATCTTGCAGCAGATGCTAGGCAATAAGGGGCAAGGCCAAGAAACTCCCAGTACTGAACTGGAGGAACAAAATGCTGATCAATCAAGCCTAGGGGTTGGTCCAGGCTCGGATCAGGATACTAATAACAGTGATATTTTTTATCAATTTCCATTAGGGGATAACATTACAGATCCAAAAGAAAATCAAGCAAGTAATATCTCTGGTGCATTTAGCGAAGATGCAACCTTCTCTCAAGCATCTAATACAAGTCCAGGCGAAACAACTGAGCTGAATACATTCACTCCAAATAATGAGCAAGGCGTGATGAACGCTCACATTATCAATCCAGGCACAAGTGATAGCGAAGCAAATACATTGAACGCTCAATCAAAAACGAAAAGTTTATTAGATGAATTTAAAAATATACGTATTCCAAACGCATTAGCTAGCGGAGCAATCACAGTATGACTAGTAAACCAGATCACATGAAGTACAAGGAAGGAACAAAACGTTCCTTTAGACCTAACGAGTGGTACGTCAACAAGAAAGCGGAAGGTGAAGCCAATCGTTATTTCACAGGACAGAAAGGTGGAGTTCCAAACAACCCACAAAACTTTCAGTCCTTCATGCCTATTGCAGCACCAGCGGATCCATCATTATCTATGCAAGGTGATCAGGTGGTGAGGAAGAATCCATACGGTGATGGTGAGCAGGTTATTAATAACGAAGCACCAATATTTACACGACCAAATCAGAGAGGTTCTTCTTTTGACCCTCCACCAGTTCCAGTCGAGAGACAAGGAAAAGTAAAACGTGAGGATTCAAAAGATAAAAGGAAAGGAATGAGTACCTCTGTTGGGCTGATGAAAGCTGGTCCTCTCAGGGATATCTCTCCAATGTAGTTAGCATTTTTAGCTAATGAAATTTCATTAAACTTTAAATAGATAGGTAATTAAATGGCAACGAGTAGTTCAAATAAAATGCCCTTATTGGTCGATAGGCCAATGCATTCATTTGCCACTGTTGGTGGAACAGCAGCATTAACCGCAGCTACGAATTTCAATACACCAGCCCCTGCGGGTTTTTCCTTGCTGGTTGATTGCTCGTCAAATGATGGAGCGGTTATTGATAGCTTATCCATCGTGGCAATGGAAGCGAGTACGACTGCTCGTAATGTTCTTGTTTTCTTGAGTACCTCAACAACTGCTACGTCTATAACAACTGCTAATTCGGCGTATGTAGCTGGTGCGACTATTGGATCAACGGCAAAAGGACAAAGGACGAATATACCTTTACCACCGTTAAGTGTTCCTGTTCCTAATTTGGCAAGTCCAGCAGCAACAGCCGCAGCATATCCAAGCGAGACTGACAAGAAGAATACAGGACTTTATGTTCCTTCTGGTGCATTAATTTACGTCGGGGTTGACCAAGCAATTGCTGCTCCAAGCGCGAACACAAGAGTTCACGTATTTGCTCAAGGAGGATTTTTCTAGGCTATGGCTTCATACGCTAATACTGGTGCTTATTTAGATCAGCTCTATCAAGAAAAATTTGGAAGAGCACCAGACGCAGCAGGGAAAGCTTATTGGCAAGGTAAATTAGATTCAGGTCAAGCAACTGCTTCTAGTGTCGCAGCAGCTTTCGACGCTTCGGAGGAGGCACAGGATCGTAGTGATAGAGGAATCGAAGTAGGTACCGCTGATAACACTTCATTCCAGAAAGCTAAAGCGAGTAACGAGGCGAAGGAAACTATTAC